CGGCGACGACTCTCTGCCGCACATCATGTGCCTGGCGATGCAGGACGTGATTTTCGAGGCCGAAGTCAACGGGTGCATCGCGGTCGACGCGCCGCGCGTGTTCGTGGATCTCGACCGGAAGAAGATCCGCGTCGTCCTCGAAGTCCTGCGAGTCGCTTCCCTCCCTGTGGGGGTCGAGTGATGACCGAATCGACGTGCACGGCACCGCTGCCTCTCCGTCTCGAAGCCTCCGACGACAGGCCCTGCCACGACGAAGCCGCACGGGAGATCGTGCGGCAGGCCAGGAAGCGGGCTCTCGCCTACCCGGCCGAGGCTCACAACTCTCAGAACCGCGCAACACGCGGACTCACCTACTACCCATCAAGCCGAAAAAACCAGACCAAGACCATGAAGGAGACATCCCGATGAAGCAGAAGATCTGGGCAGCAGGAGCCGCCCTCACCATCGCAGCCCTAGCGCTGCCGTACGGCGCAGCCACCAACGCTGCAGCCGAGGACATGCCGGCCATGACCGCGCAGGTCACGAAGGCGACATCGTCCTCCCGCCAGACCTCGAGCGAGGTGTCCGTCGCGGGCACCTGGGCAACGCCCAAGCTCACGGTCGGGCAGGCGTTCACGGTCTCGACCCAGCAGACCAACGGCGGCGCACCGTTCACGTGGGTGGCGTCGTTCCCCTTCAAGCTCGACGACGGGTCGGTCGTCGGTGAGTGCGTCGCCGACCAGGCGACGCTGACCTGTACGGTCAAGGAAGTGCCGGACGCCTACAAGGACAAGGCGGACGTGAAGGGCACCTGGTGGGCACGTGCTCGCCTTCAGGATGCTGCTGTCGGCACCAACGAGGGCACAATCACCCTGAATGGTGAGGCAGTCAAGACGCTCGTCTGGGGCGACAAGGACGGCACCGGCGAGTGCACCAATGATTGCTCCGGACCGGCTCACTACGAATACGCGAAGCCGGAAAACATTAAATTCGGATGGACGAATGACAATGGCACCATCGGCTGGGGCATCAAGTGGATCGCCAATGGCGGTGTCGAGTACACCGTCAAGGACTTTGATACCCGCCTCAACACGTCGGTGAAGTGCGCCAAGTCCGACACGTGGGATCCGGACACGACCGAAAATATCACCGCTACCCAGGTAGACGAGAACACGATTCGGTTCACGGCACCGGATGGGGTAAAGACTTGCATTGTCTACCCTCCCGAGCAGATGAAGGTCCCCGAGGGCAAGACCTCCGTGACGAATCACGCGGAGATCAACGGCTTGAAACTCGAATCCACGGCGACCGTGAGGTCTAACGGTGGTACGGACGGTGACGGCACCGTCAAGCCCGCGCCCAAGCCCGCGCCGACGCCCTCCGACGAACCGCAGTCCGCACCATCCCCGACCCCCACTCCGGAGCCGACCCCGGACACCGTGAAGCCTGCGCCGAAGCCTGAGCCCGCGCAGACGAACGCTCATGCCTCGCAGGAGCGCCTCGCCAAGACCGGCGCGACAGCCAGCGGACTTTTGCTGATGCTTGGCGCAATCTTGGGCGGCGCGGGTGTTGGTCTGCTCATCCTCTATCTGCTTGAGGGCCGTAAGCGCGAAGAGGAGACCGCCCGATGACCGCCGACCGCCTGATCCAGCTTGAACTCACACGCGACGACCTCCACTGGCTGCGCGGATTCCTCAACGCAGGCCGCGTCAGCGCAGCCAACGACTACGAGAACGTCAAGGCCCTTCACAGTGACCTGGTTATCAGCAAGGCCCAGGAAGTGCTCAGAAGCGAAACCGCGCAGATGACGAAGATCGTCGAAGCCATCAACGAGAAGCTGGCGGTCATCGATGATCTCGCAGACATCGCGGAGAAGATCGCCGCCGCGCAGCCTCCCGTCGCATAGCCCCGACCGCCTAATCAACGAAGGAGACAAAACATGAGGTTCGAGAAGAGGATCACCGTCGAGCTCGACCAAACTGACGCGGCAATCGCTGCTGTCCTGCTCGCCGAGAACGCCGGCCGCGAAGCCCTCAAGGCGCTGCTCGCAGACAGGACAGCTGAGATCGGAGGAACCACCAACCGGGGGCCACGCGCAATCGCTGACTCGTACATCAAAGTCGGTGACGCACTGACGCGCGCTATCACGGACGAGAAGGGCAACCGGGGCTTGCAGAGTGCCTGGGCACTCTCCCGTAGTACCACGCTCATGACCGACGCCATGCAGGCGGCAGATACGGTCACGGAAGCGAGTGAGGACGAATCATGAAGGTCGCGCAAGTCCCTGTCTACCTGGACTTGGAGCAGGTGAAGCTCATCCGCTGGGACATGCAGGAGGCAGTGCTCGCAGCGGATGAGGATCTCGAAGTCACGATGCAGATCGGCGATGTGACTGCTCGTCGCCTCGCTCGCGAAGAGATCGCCAAGAAGCGAGACATCCACCAGGAGGCCATCGACAAGCTCGATGAGGCATTCAAGAAGCTCAATCGCAGAGATTACGAGCTGCGAGAGAGCGACTGAGCACACTCCCCGATGAGCGCGGCCACGGGGAGGCCACCCGCAAACCCAGAAAAACACGGCGGGACCGGTTAGAAGATCGCGCAGCCCGACCAGCAGACACCCGGGTGCAAGTCCCGGGCGGGCACGAAAACCTGCGCAACGACAGCGCAGGGCAAGACACTAGTGAAAGACAAGCACCAATGACCACCATCAGCGAGATCGAGGACAGGCTCAACGCCGTCGCCTTCTCCGGCCGCAGCTACACCGGAGCCACACGCGAGGAAATCGCAGCCGCCTACAACGCCGCCGTCGCAAACTTCGAGGCCAACGCCGCCGTCGACTGCGCGTACCTCATCGAACGCGTGCACGAGCTCGAAACCGCAATCATCACAGCCGCCTCCGACCTCGCCGCCGCCGCAAGCTACGTCGCCGCACGATACGCCGGCACCCCCGACGAAGCCCGAGAAATCCGCGTCGCAATCGGCGAACCAATCGACGCACTCGTCAACGCCACGCAGGGCACGACTATCGCGAGCGACGAGGACGCGCAATGATCGAGATCAAGCCTGTGCGCACAGTCAGCGCCTTCCGCCGCTGCCCCGTCTGCCGCGAGCAGCTCGCACCGAAAGGCGCAAACGTCCGCATCACCATAGACGCCGAAAACAAGGCAACCGCAATCGAAGCCACCACCCACAAAGCATGCGCACAAGCCGTCATCAGCTTCACTCGCGCTCGCGGTTACACGCCTGCCGAGCTTGCGGAGGTTGGGGCCTGGGTTGTTGCTAAGGCACTGCGATGAGGCTCCCAATCAGGATTCAGCGCCGCCTCGCTCGTGGATGGAGGACACCGGCTCACGCGAAATACGTGGGGCCTGGCAGTTTCTACGCGAACCCGTTTAGTGTCGCTCGGGTGCCACTTGAGCTTAAATATGGCGGCGCGATTATGGTCGCGTCTCCTGCGGAGGTTGTCGAGAAGTTTCGTGAGTGGATCAAGCACACGCCAGAGGGGCGGTTCGTCGCCGAGTGTGCGGCGCGGAACCTCTGGGGCCTCGATCTCGTGTGCTGGTGCAGCCTCGATCAGCCGTGTCATGCGGATGTCCTCTTGGAGATCGCGAACCCTCGCGGGGAACGTGAGTTTGAGAATCCCTATTACCGCATGTGGGAGCGCGAAGAGGGGGACGTGCGATGAAGAATATTGGGAGTCTGTTCACTGGGTATGGCGGCCTGGATATGGGCGTCGCGAGGGCCCTAGATTCCGACGCGCGGGTCGCGTGGACCAGCGACGTCGAACCCGGCCCCTGCAAGCTTGCGCAGGTGCGTTGGCCTGACACTCCGAACTTGGGTGACATCACCCAGGTCGACTGGGATGAGGTCGAGCCCGTGGACATCATTTGCGGCGGCTCGCCCTGCCAGGACTTAAGCCTCGCCGGAAAACTCGCAGGCATGGCCACGGGCACCCGCTCGGGCCTGTGGGAATCCATGGCCGCCGCCATCGAAACCATCAGACCCCGCCTCGTCGTGTGGGAGAACGTTTTAGGAGCAATCAGTGCGAGGGCCTATAGCCCGGTGGAACAAGAACCGGGAATGCTGGGAGCTGAATCAGCTGGACCTGTTCTCAGGGCTGCCGGCCGTGTGGCAGGAGACCTGGCCACAATCGGGTATAGCAGTGCGTGGCGTGTTGTACGAGCTTCCGACGCGGGCGCCCCACACCAGCGAGCCCGATTCTTCCTTATTGGCTACCCCGACGGCGAACCTTGGGACGTGCGGCGGCCCGCAAGACCCCGCAAAGCGCAGGGAGGGTGGCCATTCAGTGAGTCTGCAGGATCAGGTGTCGGCGCTCTAATGCCGACCCCGACCGCGTCGGACCACAAGGCAGGCAGACACCAGGTCGGCACGGGCCACAGCTTAACCCAGGCTGTGCATCTACTCCCCACGCCCGCCGCATCCGACGCGGTTTTCGGCTTGCCCCGAACGTCGGGCCGCCCGCCCGAGAAATCAACGAAGCTCGCAACACGCCTCGAATACACCGACTATGGGGACTACGCGGCGGCTATTGCCCGGTGGGAACAGGTCACGGGCCGGGCCGCCCCGCCTCCCTCGGCACCCTCGCGGCGGGCAGGAGGCAAACCTCAGCTATCCGCCCGGTTCGTGGAATGGATGATGGGGCTCCCCGACGGGCACGTCACCGGCGCAGACCTGGACCTGCCCCGCGAACACCAGCTACGGCTCCTCGGCAACGGCGTCGTACCTCAGCAAGCCACCCTCGCGGTGCGACAATTAACACAGACTGTAAGGAAGTTTGACAGATGAACGTACAAGACCCGCTGGCTGGCCTCGACGGCGTGCGCACCTATCAGGAGCGCGTCATGGTGCGCGCGGTGCGCCTCACCCGTGACAACGCGGACGCGATTGCGAAGATCGCCCGCAAGGCGGTCGCTTGCACCGACTACGGCTTGATCTACCTGGCCGGGCCGGGCGACACCGTGTGGGCCGCCGAAGGCGACATGATCGTCGCTACCCCCGGAAGGATGCGCGTCTCCAACCGCACGGAGACAGACTTCCGCACCTGGTACACACACCCCGGCGAGCACCTCACAGAGGAGGATCTGGGATGAGCCGGACGCTCGTATGGGAATCGCGCGTCGTACCGCTGACGCGCAGCAAGCTTCTAACTGCGAACGACAAGATGCACTGGGCCGCACGCGCGAGGCTCACGAAACAGCTGCGGCAGTGGGGCTACTTGCTGGGGCGAGAGGGCGAGGGCGTCGCGCGTCTCGGACTGACGCATGCGCGCGTCGAGGTGGAGTTCGCATATCCGGATAGGCGTCGGCGTGACCGCAGTAATCTCGCGCCGACGGTGAAGGCCCTCATGGATGGCCTGATCGATGCGGGTCTCCTACCTGATGATGCGGACCGCTTCCTCGACGGCCCACACACCGTCATCGCCACCCGCCTCGCTGACCATTGTGTCGCCGTCCCCATGTACGAGGTCCGCATCCGTGTGTACGCGGACGCAGATAAGAAGGAGAAAAAGTAATGGCAGGCGACACCGTTATCACTGTCATCGGTAACCTAACCGCTGACCCCGAACTGCGTTGGACGCAGTCCGGCGCTGCGGTCGCCGACTTTACGGTGGCCTCCACCCCCCGAACCTACGACCGTAACGCCGGTGAGTGGCGCGACGGCGA